TTAAATTGGCATGGAATCCTTTTAAAGCTGAAAGAGATGATCTATATTTGAAGGGGGTGAATCCAGTTATTACTCAAGCTGGACAAGGAACCTTATTATTTGGTGACAAAACTCTATTAGCTAAGCCTAGTGCCTTCGATAGAATTAATGTTAGAAGACTTTTTATTGTATTAGAAAAAGCAATTGCAACTGCTGCTAAATTTACTCTTTTCGAGTTTAATGATGAATTCACTAGAGCGCAATTTAGAAACTTAGTTGAGCCTTTCCTAAGAGATGTTCAGGGCAGAAGAGGTATTATTGATTTTAGAGTTGTTGCAGATTCTACAAACAATACCGCCGAGGTTATTGATAGAAACGAATTTATTGGTGACATTTATATAAAGCCAGCAAGATCTATCAATTTTATACAACTAAATTTTGTTGCTGTACGTAGCGGTGTCGAATTTTCTGAAATTGTTGGAAAATTCTAAAATAGGTATAAATATATAAAATCATAAAGGGAGACTTAAATGGCCTTTAACATTAACGATATAAAAAGTCAGTTGCAATATGGTGGAGCTAGTCCTGCCCTATTTCAAGTTAGGATGACATTCCCTGGCGGTTTGACTCTTACAAATGGTGGAGCTAGTTCAAATAGAGCGGAACAAAAAATTTCATTTATGTGTAAAGCTGCTCAGATTCCATCACAAACAGTGGGTGTTATTACTGTTCCATATTTTGGTAGACAATTAAAAGTAGCAGGAAATAGAACTTTTGAAGATTGGACTGTTACAGTAATCAATGATGAAGATTTCTTGATTCGTGCCACACTAGAAGAGTGGAATAAAGCCATTAATTCCCATGAAGGAAATTTGAGATCTAATGGAGCTACTTCAAATCCAAATAGTTATAAAGGTACGGCTGAGGTTTGGCAATATTCAAAAGCGGAGGGAACTCTTCCAATAAGAAAATATGTTTTTGAAGGAATATTTCCATCAACTTTAGCTGCTATTGATCTGAATTGGGAAACCGAAGGTATTCAGGAGTTTACTACAACATTTAGTTATGATTATTGGGAAATAACTGAAGTAGAAACTGCCCCACCAGTCGGTTAATCAATACATAAATATACTTGATAGGGGCAGAAATAAATCTGCCCCGTAAATAATATGAGATCTTTATGGCCGATAACGGTATTAAACTTTTTGGATTTGAAATAAGAAAAAGTCAAAAAGTTAAAAAACAAGAAGAAAAATTAAAATCTTTTGTTGCTCCAACAAATGATGACGGATCCTTAACCGTAGAATCTGCTGGTGCAGTCGGATCATACATTGATCTAGACGGCACAATCCAAGACGAATTTCACTTAATTACTAGATACCGAGGAATGTCACTTTATCCAGATGTTGATTCTGCAATAGATGATATTGTAAATGAATGTGTAGTTATTGATGAAAATGAACCTGCTGTAACTATGGATTTGAGTCGTGTAGATTCACCCGGAATAAGTAAAAAAATAAAAGAAAAAATACAAAGCGAATTTTCAAATATTTGCAAATTATTAAACTTTGATCATGATGCTTATGAAATTTTTCGCAAATGGTATGTTGATGGTAGAATTTATTATCATATAGTTGTTGATGAATCAAAAGAAAATGATGGTATCAAAGAATTAAGATACATAGATCCAAGGCAAATACGAAAGGTTCGTGTTACTGAAACACAAAAAGATCAAAAAACTGGCGCAGAACTAATCCGCGTTACCGATGAATATTTTGTCTATAATTCCAAGGGGATACATGGAAATGGAACAAATTCACCAATATTTTCAGATCCAAACTTTGGTGTTCAAGGTTTAAGAATAGAAAACGATTCTATTGCATTTTGTCATTCTGGAATAGTAGACAAGTATTCTAAAATGATACTTTCACATCTACACAAAGCAATTAAAGCCTACAATCAATTATACATGCTAGAAGATGCTGTTGTAATTTATAGAATCGCAAGAGCGCCCGAGCGTAGAATTTTTTATATTGATGTTGGAAATTTACCAAAACACAAAGCTGAACAATATTTACGTCAGCAAATGAACAAATTCCGAAACAAAATGGTTTATGATGTAAATACTGGTGAATTGCGGGACGACAAGCGACATCTTTCTATGTTAGAAGATTTTTGGTTGCCTAGAAGAGAGGGTTCTCAAGGAACTGAAATTAGTACACTACCGGGAGGGGAAAATCTAGGTCAAATAAACGACATGGAGTATTTTCAGAAAAAACTTTACAAAGCACTAAATGTTCCTGTATCAAGAATGGAACCAGAAAGTGGTTTTGTGTTAGGTCGTAGCACCGAAATAACAAGAGATGAAGTTAAATTTTCAAAATTTGTACACAGATTGCGTTTACGATTTTCATTTTTGTTCAAACAATTACTAGAAACACAATTAAAATTAAAAAATGTTTTAACAGAAGAAGATTGGGAATCCATAAAAGACGATATTTTCTTTACTTTTGTTGATGACAATCATTTTACAGAATTAAAGAAAAATGAAATCATGAAAGAACGAATAGACCTTCTTGATAGAATAGATGGTTACGTTGGTAAATATTTTTCTGAAGAATGGGTTCGAGAAAATGTACTTAAACAATCTGAAAATGAAGTTGCTGAAATTGAGAGACAAATTAGCAAAGACGAACAAGATTCTGAGGATATGGAATATGTACCAATGTCACCGGGAGCTAGAGCAATACGGGTTCCTGCTGATGATGTTGATAACTTTGTAAGTGGTGGATCGCATGGCGGAAACCCATTTGATAGAAACAAAAAATAAATAATAAGATCCAAAATATATAAATATAGTTAATAGGAGTGTTTTATGAGTATAAAAGAAAGTATCAGAGAATTGGTCAGATCCATACTTAACAGAAAACCTGCGGCCGCCAAAGAGCAATTAAGTAATATAATGTCAGGTAAGGTGAATTCTGCACTAAACACTAAAAAACAAGAAATTTCAAGAGATTTATTGAAAAAATGAAATTAATAGTAGAGCACAATTTTAAAAACGTAAACGTAGTTAAAGAAGAAGAGACTAAAGATCTTTTTATCGAGGGTGTGTTTATGCAGGCCGAGGTAAAAAATCGGAACGGTAGAATATATCCACTACCAGTTTTGGAAAGTCAAGTCGATAATTACGTTAAAGAATATGTAAACGCCGGTAGATCTATTGGTGAGTTGAATCATCCAGACTCACCAATAGTAAATCCAAAAGAAGCAAGTCATCTTATTACAAGTCTTAGAAAAGAAGGTAACAATTTTGTTGGTAAAGCTAAAATATTAACAACACCAATGGGAAATGTTGTTAGAGGTTTACTGGAAGGTGGAGTTAAGTTGGGTGTATCTTCTCGTGGAATGGGTTCCATAAAAGAAAGGGAGGATGGCATAAATGAAGTTCAGGATGACTTTATTCTTAGCACTATCGATATTGTACATGATCCAAGTGCTCCTGATGCGTTTGTAAATGGTATTATGGAAGGTGTTGAGTGGATTTATGATAATGGTAAATTAAAAGCAACACAAATTGATGATTACAGAAGAGATATTGAAAAAGCCAAAAATAAAGAGGCTGCAATGCTAGAAGCATTTCAAGATTTCTTACGTTCATTAAAATAATTATTTTATAAAATTTGATTTTTAAATTATGGAACCACAAACTGTTTCACCAGAAACAATACCTTTTAGCGATGAATTTCCACAATACGATTGGGTAGGTAAAAATTACCTTTCTAGTGAATGGTTGTATAGTGGAATAGTTTCACAAGAAATCTTTGGTTTTCCACAAATAGAATCACAACATTCAATAATAAGTGGTGAAGAATTTGGATTTCCCACAATTTTAGACCACACAATCAGTGCCCAAATTACACTTCCGGCAAAATATAGAACATATAAATATAACGTAACTATAAAGAAAAAGCGAAATTAATATTATGAGGATTTTATAAATGACAAATGCCTTATATGATAAAGCTCGTGAGTCATTTTTAAAAGGTGAACTTTCTTGGAGTAATGATACTATAAAATGTGCGTTAGTTGATTTGGATGATTATACACCAGATTTAGCAAACGATCAATTTTTAAGTGAAATTCCAAGTGGTGCTATAGTTGCCGTTTCTCAAGCTCTAAGTAATAAAACTACTGTAGCTGGAGTAGCGGATGCCGACGATGCGCTATTAACCGCAGTTGCTGGTGATACTTGTGAAGCAGTAGTTTTGTTTCAAGATACTGGTACTCCTTCAACTTCAAAATTAATTGGATTAATAGATACAGCGGCCGGTTTACCAATAGAACCAAATGGTGGTGATTTAACAGTTGTTTGGGATGCTGGCGCTAACAAAATTTTTAAGTTGTAAAGATGCCTACTAGAAGACAACAGTTAGAAAAACAACCAAGTGAAACTTACTCGGTTGATATTAATTTTGAACCCGCTTTGCCTTTGGGTGCAACTAAGTTAGTTTCTGCTACAGCAAGTGCTGTTGGTTGGTTACGAACAAGACCTGAAGAAGTACAAGATGCTTCTACAGAAATTTTACAATCTACTACTCCAGCATTAGTGAGTACAAGTTGTGAATATGAAAATTTAAGAGCCAGAATTATTATTAAGGATGGTTTGGATAATCATGATTATAAAATTACAGTAATAGGCACTTTTGATAGTGGTGCTGTATTAGAAGAAGATATTTACGTTAGAGTTAGAGAAATTTAATTTATTAAATGGAGAAAATAAAAATGGCGAAGAGATTTAATACAATTAGGGAAGAAGCGGAGTCTAAAGACCGTAAGTCCCATCCTGAGCAAGAAAAGCTTTTGCCTACTCACGATTCACATGCTGATGATGAAACACCAGATGAGATGAAAAAGAAAAATGAGGAAAAGTCTCCTGCTGATAAATTGCTACCAACACATAAATCTGATGCTGCCGGTGAACTTCCAGATGATGAAAAGAAAGCAGAAAAAGCTGCAAAGAAAAAAGCTGATGCAGAATTAGACGGCCAAAAAGTTGCTGACGGCGCTGCTAAAGATGGTGTACAAAAAAAGGTTGTACACGCTGAAGCAAAAGAAGATGAAATGGAAATGGAAGAAGAGGAAGAAGAAAAAGATCTAGAAGAATCTGAAATGGAAGATGAAGAAGAGGAGAAAGAACTCGAAGAGTCTGAAATGGAAGATGAAGAAGAAATGGAGATGGATGACGAAGAGGAGTCTGAGGAAGAAAAGGAAGAAGAAAAGAAAAAAATGGAAGAAAGAATTTCTTCACTGTTTTCTGGT